GTAAGCCCAAATGATCAGTTTGTAAAAGACAAGTATGTTTCAGAAGAACTACGCAACTTGGCTAGGGAAATGAACATACTGTTTGTAACAGCATCGCAGTTGAACAGATCGGCCGTGGAAGAGATTGAGTTTGACCACAGCCATATTGCAGGTGGTATCAGTAAGATCAACACTGCTGATAACGTGTTTGGTATCTTTACAAGTAGGGCAATGCGTGAGCGTGGTCGCTATCAAATACAAGCAATGAAGACACGTTCAAGTTCGGGTGTTGGACAAAAGGTAGACTTGGAGTTTGACATGGAGAGCCTGCGTATCCGTGACTTGGGAGAAGATCAAGATTACCAAGAGTTTAAGAAGCGTAGCAGTAGTATCTATGAAAGCATCAAGAGCAAGAGCACTATGACTGGTGAAGAGGCTAGTGCCGCAGTTGAAAACGAGCCTGGCAAGATCCGTGCAGATGTTGAAAGCACCAAGCTCAAGCAGATGTTAGCAGGACTCAAAGCAGGTAAGTGATTACCATCCGTATTTGTTTGTCATTAGATTGATACCTAGCACACGTCTAACCTGTTTTCCATCTCCTTTGTAGTTGTGCCAGGTTGCATCATTCTTAGAAAATATAAAAGCCCGATTGGTTTTCCACGGCACCTCTACTGCACTATTTCCATCCCGATCTTTGTACAAGAAGGTACCGGTGCTTGTGGGTTCTAGATACACAACCACTGACAGTAGTTTGTTGTCATGATCCGTGTGTACATCAAAGTTGCAATCCTTGCCCGTTAAGTTGATTGCAATGTTTGTCCATTCGTACAATTCTATTTTTTCTGGTGCTAGTTGTTCGAGGCAATCCATCAGTTTACTGTGGTAGTGTAGTCCAATGTGTTCTATTTTCAAACGATTATCAATGTTGCCATAGATAACAACACCATCATCAGTTGGCGTTTCAGGTACCACGCAGTTTACAACCTCAGCATAGTGTTGTGGTTCTAAAAAATCATCAATGATTATGTGTGGTTGCCAGTCTAAATTCATAATAATACTTATTGAACGTATTCAGTGATAGGCATAACCTTTACTGCTTTGCGTTTTACCTTTAGGTATTCGCTATTGTCCTTGTGATGCAGTTCACCTTCGCCGATTACCACACTGCCGTTTGAATACTTCACAGGACGGTCTACAACTATGTCCACATATTTGCCCTCGCCTACACCCAGTGTAATAAAGTGTATGTAACTTTTAGCATCACACTTGAACACCCTGCTGTTTGCAACTATACCAGCAAACTGAAACTTGTCCAAGTAGAGTTTTTGCAAGCCCATGCCGGGTAAAAAGCCTGGGCTGTTCCAAGCACCCTTGTCCAAGAAACTCTGCACTGGATCTTCAGTAACCCAGTTGTCGAATCCTAGGTCACGTAGATCCCAGCCAGCACGTTTTGCTTCATTGCGATACACCCAACGTGCATAACTGCCTTGGCAGTGCATCAAGCAGGCACGCCAGAACTGTTTAGGATTGTGTACCTTGTGATATGCCAGTGCCCATATGAGCCTGCCCAGGTTTACAGCGTGTGCTCTGCACAAGCCAAAGCCTGATAGTGTTTGCATTTGATCATAGATGTCATACTTGTCAGGATGATCACCCAGCCTGCCCATGAACTCCATCATTTTTTCTTCATTCTTTTTGGCAAACGCCCTGCGATACATGTCTGCTTCGTATGGGCTTATGCCAATCAGTTTCATAATTTTGTCTATGGCATCATCCTCATACACAATGGCGTTTTTCTTGATGCCTTCTTCCGTCCAATCGCGAAACCAACTTGCCTTGCGTCTACCTTCCATTGCAACAGGACGCACCAATGCACTGGCAAACACGCAGTCCTCTACGCCTGTAGGTTGCAGGGCACGGAACAATCTTTTCATTGTAGGACTTTCGTCCTGTGTAACACCCAGCACATCGCCGCGGCAAAGTAAATCAGCAGTGGCATCATCCTGCTTAGGATATTCATGCAGTGGGGTATCGGGATCTATCTCTAACAACTGTGATAGTCCTCTGTTAGCTAAGATGTCCACTTTCAAATGTTCCAAGTCCTCTACTTCATTTTTGTCTAACAGTATGAGGTTGTCTTCGCGGAACAGGCTTTTGGGTAGTGCCCTGTCGAACACCAGCACACCACCGCAGTGTTTGCTGATGCAACGCTTCTTGCCCATGAGTTTGCGTTCTATGCGGGTTGCTTCTTTGGCATCCACACCCAGTTTCTCATAGTCTATGTCTCTAGGCAAGCGTCCTTTTGCACCCAAGCGTTTTGCCGCTTCTCTTTTTGCGCTCTTTTCTCTGTACAACACATAGTTTGATATCCTTGCACTTTGATTGGGCCAAGTATCAAACACCCGTTGCATTGCCAGTTCTTGCTTGTGATGCGGTACGTCAATGTCCACGTCGGGCAAGTCATCTCTGTGTGGATTCAAAAAACGTGCCAATGGAATCCGCCACTCTATTGGATCCACATCCGTTATACCCATTAGATAGCACACCAAACTGCTACCTGCACTACCGCGGGTCATGTGTGGTATGTCCTCATTGAGGTCCAGTATTTTGCGTATCTTTAAGAAGTAGTCTGTGAAACGTTGCTGTAGTATGATTTCAAACTCTTCAGCAAGTCTATCTTGATATTGTTCACCGTTTGGTACTGGTCGCCTAAATTGATCTAATAAACTCTGTATTTGTTCTATCTCTGTTGCCATAATGTGTGCCTATTTGTGCCTTTTGGTATTTACTATTCAGCATCAACAAAGTATAATTTTGTTTACCAGTTGCCATAAATATGATAAAGAGATTGATATTCAAATGCAAAAAAAGACTCGCAGTATTCTTGAAGAATTAGATACCATTTACAACGACAAATACAGTCAGCAAAGTGAAAGACGATATGTGATTGAAAGTCGTGCCAGCAATGTTATTGCAAGTGCCATACGGTTAATGGAGCAAATTGAGGATCTATACGAACCTGCGCAAGCAGAAGATCTGCAGAGAAAACTTTTGAATTCAATCAAACAAAAAGATCCACGTAAGTTTTCAAGATCAGTGAGGAGAGCAGATGAGAGCAAATGAGTTTATAGCAGAAGCAGGAGTGCTTGACTATGTCAGGGCTTTGAACAAAGGAGCAGCAAAAGTTCCAGGCTTTGCGGATATGCCCATTGCTCAACGTGCCGCCTATCTTGAAAGAAGCAGAGGTATAAAAAATTTAGCAGACAGGGCATACAATCAATTCATGCAAGACATTGCGCTTGCTGGAGCATCAAATGTTTCAACGGTTCAAGGTGAATATGGCGGAGTCGACGATGCTGAGTACGCTCGCAAACTGGGTGCAATGGCTAGACAATTAGCAGGAAAATATTTCAATAAAGATGCTGACCTGGACAGCCAAGAACAGCAAAGAATAAAAACTGTGCTTGACAGTATTCTAAACAATCGAGACGATCCAAAACAAGTTAAAGCCCTATTCACCGATTTAGTAACAGCAATTATTGCTGCAAAAGCAAGTCCAAGTGATACACCAGATGCTCCAAAAGTAGATACACCAAACCGGGTTGATCCACGTAGTATTCCATTGAATGCTGAGTTGACCAGTGATGACTTAGCTCGACTTCGAATCAACAGCGCCGGGGCACAATGGAATGGGCGAACTTGGACATTTGCTGATGGAACTGAAGTTACAAAACCTCGCACCATTGATCAATTGAATCTTTATTGGTTCAACGCCTACAAGGTAAAAAATTAATGCTTACCGAAGGCGGGAATATATTCAAGGATAAGCAAGGCCAACCGGCTACACAGCGTATCAATCAAATTGATGTAAAACCTACGGTTGCCTGGCTTGAACAACTTACCGGACTTCCACTTTTAGACAAAATGCTAGGCAGTACAGGCGTTGCACCAACCAGTGGTGACTTGGATCTCGAAGTAGATGCAAGCGAAATAGACAAAGCAAAATTTAGAGCACAACTTGAGCAATGGGCAACCAGTCACGGCGAAGATCCAAAAGACTGGGTAGCAAGCACAGGTATCAATGTACACCTAAAAACTCCAATAACCGGCCGTCCAGAAAAAGGATATGTCCAAACTGACTTTATGTTTCTCGA